TGCGCCCCGGCGCTTCCCTCGCACGTGCTGTGCAGCTTCACCCGGCCACCCTGGGCCGGTCACCTAACCCCGCTTCGGCGGGGTTTTTATTTTCGGCCCCTTGGGTGTCTGCGATGGAGTAATCAGCATGAGTGAGCCGGCAACTGTTGTCGTGGCCGGTGGTGTAGGGCTGGCTGCAACTGGCCTGTTGGCGGGTGTCGACATGCTCGCCGTTATTGGTGCATTGGCTGGCTCGCTGGTGTTCTTCACCACCACGGAAGAGTTGCCTGTCTGGAAGCGCGTTCTGTTCTTGCTGGTTTCCTTCGTGATGGGCTACATGTTCGCCCCTGGTATGGCTGAAGTTGAGCTGTTCGGTACCAGGCCATTCAAGTACACCGGGCCGGCCGCGTTTGGTGCGTCGGTTGTGGTGGTTACTGTCGCGCTGGCTGTCATCAAGCGGCGCGGCCTCATTGCTGAACAGCAAGGGAGGCAGGATGGATAGTCCTCTGGTACCGCAAATCATGACGCAGGCCACGTTCTGGCTGTGCGTTGCTTTGTTCGTCCGCTTGTTCACGTTCCGTCGTCGTGGTGCCCGGTTCCGTCGGGACATGAGCTGTCTCGCCTGGTTGGTGATGGTCGCCGCCGGGTCTGCCGTGGTGTACATCGGCAAGGGGCTGTTGGTGATGCCTGCAAATTCTTGGCCGTTGGTTCTGTTGCTGGCCGTGTTCGTAGGTTCGGTCTGCCAGAGTGCAGGGAATCTGGCGCGTGTTTGGAAGATGGGTTAATGAGCCGGGTATCAGATGAGCGCAGAGGGAGCAGCACCGAACGCGGCTATGGGTACAAGTGGCAGAAGTCTCGCGATGGACACCTGCGTGAGAACCCGTATTGCACGATGTGTTCGACTGACCTTCGGCCTGTGGCGGCAACTGTCGTCGACCACAAGATTGCCCCCAAGCTGAAGGATGCCAAGGATAGCGGTGATCCGGCGCAGCTCAAGGCTGCGTGGAAGCTGTTCTGGAACCCGAAGAACTGGGCGAGCCTCTGTAAGTTCTGCCACGACTCGACGAAGCAACGGATGGAGCGGACTGGTTCGGTCCCTGGCTGCAACGCTGACGGTCGCCCGGTGGACCCCGGGCACCACTGGAATCGATGACCTCAGTCGAAAACGCACCAAAAAAGCGCACCCTGAGGGGAGGGGGGGTGAAAAACTTTCGTTTGGACTTCCTTCTAGACCGCTCGCCCCCCTCTTTACGCAAAGTCGGGAAAAATGAGGGAGGGGGGGTATCAACAGGTAAGGGGTTGTTTTATGGCCGGAAACGGAAACTCAGGTCGCCCCGGAACGCCGGCGGCGCTGAAATTATTGCAAGGAAACCGTGGTCGCGAAAATGTCAGCGATCTGCTGGCCGAAGTCGCGGCGCCGTTGGTCCCAGTTGGCGCACCGCCGATGCCGGATGTCCTTTCGGCTGATGCAGTCGCGGAGTGGGAACAACTGGTACCGGCGCTGATCTCGCTGGGCATCGTTTCTAAGTTGGACTCGATGGCGTTGGCGACCTACTGCCAGGCGACCGCTGATTGGAGGCGGTACCAGCGGCTAATCACGAAGCGCAACCAAGCTTCCGATGATGACCTGGGCGGCGACATCCAGACCTTCAAAACCGGCGCGCAGCAAATGCACGTCCTTCGCCAGCTTGCGAATGACGCCGAAAAGCGCGCCAACACCGCCGGCGCCCAGTTTGGCCTGTCGCCTATGTCACGGCGCAATCTGAAAACGTCGCCGGCGCCGCAAGGTGAGCTATTCCCAAATGAGCAACGAGACGCCGCAGACAAGTACTTCAACTGATGATCGTGTCAGCGCGTTCGCCCTTAGGGTGCTGGCCGGCGAGCTAGTCGCCGGGCCCGATGTCCGCAATGCCTGCAAGCGGCATTTGCAGGACCTGCAACACGGGCCGTCTCGCGGTCTAATCTGGGATCTTGCCAAAGCCAACCGAGCCATCGGCTTTTTCGAAGAGGTGCTATGCCTCAACGGCGGCGACTACGAAGGCATGCCCTTCCTACTGGCCCCGTGGCAAGCGTTCGTCATCGGCAGTTTGTTCGGCTGGATGACGGTAGACGGGTTTCGCCGGTTCCGGTTGGGTTACATCGAAACCGGAAAGGGCTCCGGCAAAAGCCCGCTAGTGGCCGGTATTGGTCTGTATGGCCTCGTGTCTGATGGCGAACAGCGCGCCGAGATCTATGCCGCTGCGACCAAACGTGACCAGGCGATGATCCTGTTTCGTGACGCCGTGTCGATGGTCGACATGTCCAAGAAGCTCCGCTCACGCCTGGTGCAGTCGGGGCGCGACGAAAAGGTATGGAACCTGTTTTACCCCAATACCAATTCGTTCTTCCGGCCGATCAGTGCCGACGAAGGAAAGTCAGGCCCGCGGCCACACATCGGTTTGCTTGATGAGGTGCACGAGCACAAAACCGCCGCCACCGTGAACATGATGCGTGCCGGTACCAAGAACCGCCGCAAGGCTATGGTGGTGATGATCACCAACAGCGGCTCCGACAAGAAAACGGTATGCGGCCAGTATCACGATCTGGGCGTGCGCATCTGCGCGGGCATCGAAGATGACGACAGCTTCTTCGCTTTCATCTGTTCGCTCGACGAAGGCGACGATCCGTTCAAGGACGAAAGCTGCTGGGCGAAGGTCAACCCCTCGCTCGACCACATCGCCGCCGGCCAGACTGATGGCATCCCCGGGCGCAAGTACCTGCGTGAACAGGTCAAGGCCGCCCGAGGGCTGCCGGCTCAAGAGTCGGTAGTGCGGCGCCTGAACTTCTGTGAGTGGACTCAGGCGGACGCCCCATGGATTTCCTGGGCGGTTTGGAAGCAGGCGGAAGAGCGTGTGCCGATGCGGATGTTGCGCAATCGTCGTTGCGTCGGCGGGCTCGACCTCGCAAGTACAACGGACTTGACGGCGTTCGTTCTGTTGTTTTGGCCGGCGGCGCACGATCCGCACTGGAGAATCTTGCCGTACTTCTGGATCCCGGACGACGACCTGCAAGGCCGGGAAGATCGCGACAAGGTGCCTTATGCAATGTGGGTCAAGGCCGGTCACCTCGAAACAACACCTGGGCGGGCTATCAGCAAACTCCATGTGTTGCGCCGTCTTGTCACGATCACGGCGTATTTCGGCGTAGAGCGTATCGCGTACGACCGCTGGCGGATCGAAGACCTGCTGCAACTGATGTCGGAATACGACATTACGCTGCCCGAAATGGTGGGGTTCGGCCAAGGGTTCAAAGACATGGGGCCCGCCGTCGATGAGTTTGAGCGGCGCCTGCTGGGCCTTTCTCCTCAGGCCAAGGGCGACGACGTTATTGACCTGGATCCCGGCGAGTGGGAGCTGATCGAAAGCGAGACAGTCGAAACCCTCCGACATGACGGCAACCCGGTGATGACCTGGAACGCCGGCAACGCGGTGATCGTTTCTGACCCAGCCAGCAACCGCAAGGCCGACAAGGCAAAGGCGACCGGCCGTATCGACGGCATCGTCGCCGCAATCATGGCTACCGGCATCAGCGGCAAGGCCGCGGTGGGCGGCGGCACATCTGTCTATGACGAAGGGGTTGGCATATGAAGTTGGTCATCCTGTCCTGGGTGGCAGGGCTGCTGGGCTTTGGCCTGTTGGTCGGCGGTGTGGCAATGGTTCACGTTCCTGCCGCGTGTGTTGTTGCGGGTGTTGGGTTAATGGCCTGGTCCCGACTGGCGGATCGTGCCGCCGCTGCGCTGAAACCTAAACCCAAAGGAGGTTGAGCATGTTCTTTTCAAGCGTGCTTGGCGATGGGCGCGGCAACCTCACAGAAACGAAGAGCGGTTTTTGGCGCGGGCTGATTGGTAGCGGGCGAAACAGCTCAGGGGTGAAGGTCACACCGGAGTCAGCCTTAGGCCTGCCGATCCTGCAGAACTGTGTCACGCTGCTGGCCGAGACGATGGGGCAACTGCCTTGTGATATGTACAAACGGTTAGGCAACGGCCAGCGGGAAGCCGCGATCAACCATCCGGCCTATGACGTGCTCCGGTACCAGCCGAACGGATTTCAGACTCCGTACGAATTCATGGAATGCATGCAGGGCGCCGCCGGATTGCGTGGCAATGGTTACAGCTTCATCGACCGGCGGGACGACGGCAATATTGTGGCGCTCTGGCCGCTGTGCAATGACAAAGTGCAGGTTCTTAAGGGCGGCGACATGCTGCCGTACTATCGAGTCGGAGGCGGCGAGGCGCTGCCGATGCGCCTGGTCCACCACGTGCGGTGGTTTAGTACGAACCACTACGTGGGCCTGTCGCCGATTGAGGTGCACGCCGAATCCCTGGGGCTTGCTCAGGCCGTCAGGCAATACACGGGCAAGAGCTTCGCCAACGGCGTGACGGTTTCCGGAGTAATCGAGCGCCCGCGGGAATCGCCCGCTATCAAGGACCAGAGCAGCATCGACAAAATCGTCGACCAGTGGGGCCAAAAGTTCGGTGGTATGGACAACGCCAAGAAGGTTGCGTTGTTGCAAGAGGGGATGACCTTCAAACCTGTCTCCATGAACAACGTCGATGCCGAGGTGCTGGGGATCCTTAAAACCACCGGTACCGATATCGCCCGGATCTACAAGATCCCATTGCCCATGGTCAACGACCTTGAGAAGTCCAACTACAACACCTTAGAGCAACTGATGATTCAGTTCGTGGTGTTCGCGTTGTTGCCGTGGGTCAAGCGTCACGAACAGTCGATGATGCGCGATTTCTTGTTGCCTGCTGACCGGCGCAACTACTTCATCGAATTCAACCTCTCCGGGTTGTTGCGTGGCGATCAAAAGAGCCGCTACGAAGCCTATGCCATCGGACGGCAATGGGGCTGGCTCAGCGTCAACGACATCCGGCGCCTGGAAAACATGCCGCCGGTATCTGGTGGCGAAATTTACTTGCAACCACTCAACATGGTGGATGCGGGTAAATCCGGTGCCGACCTGACTAATCCCGCTGTGCGCGCTCAACTTGAAATGCAGCACGCGGAAATCGAGAGGATTCTGGCGCAATGAAAAACTACTTGAGAGCCTCAAGTCTACTGTTCAATCAGCCGCTGCTGGTGATGCCCGATATGTTGGATCTGGGCGTTCGCTGGGCCAACCAGGTTATGAGTCTGAACATCGTCAACATCGGCGCCACGGGAGCTGCGGGCCTTTGGTCGGACGATGGTATGGACCGCATCGCCCAGCGTGAAGAGGAACGCCGCACCGCGATCGCTCGCACCGGTATCGAGGTGATCCCCGTTAGCGGTGTACTGGTCAGTCGCGGAAGCCATATCGGTATGTGCGAAACGATGACCAGCTACGAGCAGTTGCGGGGGCAAATCCGAAACGCCGTTGCTGATCCCATGGTCGAGCGGATAGTGCTGGACATCGACAGTCCCGGCGGTTCTGCCGTGGGGGCGTTTGAGTTGGCGGCAGATATCCGCGCAATGGCCCAGCAGAAGCCGATCACCGGCATCGTGAACTTCATGGCCTACAGTGGCGGCTACCTGCTGGGATCGGCCTGTAGTGAACTGGTGGTGAGCCAGACCAGCGGTGTCGGCTCCATCGGCGTCACCGCTAGCCACATGGACCGGTCCAAGATGGAGGAGGGGATGGGAGTCAAGGTGACCACGGTGTTTGCCGGTGCTCACAAAAACGACCTCAGTCCCCACGAACCCTTGAGCGATCAGTCGCTTAAATACCTCAACGACGTCGTGCAAGAGAGCTATCAGCTCTTCGTAAATGCGGTTGCTGAGTACCGGGGGCTGTCTGTACAGCAGGTCGTGGCGACGGAGGCGGGGCTATATCGTGGGCAGGCGGGCATCAGCGCCGGCCTGGCTGACCGCATGCAGAGCCCGCAACAGGCGGTTGATGACCTTTCCCACTCCGTTGCGTTGAGCCGGGCAAATCGCCAGGGCGGTCGCATCGCGGTCCGTGCCGCTGCACTGAATCTTCAAACACTGAGCTGACCGCGTTCGCGGCACTCGTCGAAGCCCGCCATGTGCGGGTTTTTTAATGCCCAGGAGGCACCATGTCCCTTGTACTTCAAATGCGTAGCGAACGCGCCCAGCTCGTGACCCAGGTCCAGGCATTAGCCCAGATCGAGGCAGGTGGCGCTAGCCTCACCGTCGAGCAGCTTGCGCAGTTTGCGCAACTGGAAAACCAGATCAACGAAATGACCGCGAAGATTACTCGCGCAGAAAGTGCAGAGCGTATCGCGGCGGCAACGGCGGTGCCTGTCGAGGAAAGTGCGCAGGGCAATAAAGGCTCCCCCACGCACATCAGCACCCATAGCGAACCTACGAAGCCTGGTGTGGCGATGGCGCAAATGGTGCGTCTGATGGTCCAGGCCGGCGGCAATCAGCAGGTCGCTGCCGAGATGGCCAAGACGGGCGGATACGGTGCCGATGTGCACATGGCGCTTTCTACTGTTACCCCTGGATCCGGCGGTGTGTTGGTGCCAGAGAACTTCAGCACCAGTGTCATCGAATCGCTGCGGCCGAAGTCTGTAGTGCGCAAGATGGGCGCAATCAGCCTGCCGTTGAATAACGGCAACCTGACCATGCCCCGTGTCCTGGGCAACACTCAGGTGACCTACCTGGGTACCGAAGAGGACATTGCGATCACTGAAATGCAGTTCGGCGATCTCAAGCTTTCCGCCAAGAAAGCCGCCGCGATCGTGCCGATCTCCAATGACCTGTTGGCTTATGCGGGCGTCAATCCGCGCATCGACGCCCAGGTCAGCAGCGATCTAGCGGTCAGCATGGGCTTGTCGGAAGATCTTCATTTCATCCGCGGTGCTGGTACCGGGTCGTTGCCAAAAGGGCTGCGCTACTGGGCTTTGCCCGGGAACGTGATGGGTGCGCCTGCGGGCGCAACGCTTACCATCGTTGACCTGTACCTGGGCGGAATGATGCTGCGTCTGGAAGCTGCCAACGTGGATCTGGCCGGGTGCGGCTGGATCATGGCGCCACGCACCATTCGCTGGCTGCAATCGTTGCGCGACGGCAACGGCAACAAGGCCTACCCGGAAATCGACGGTGGCATGTTGAAGGGCTATCCAGTGGCTCTTACGACTCAGGTTCCGGTCAACCTGGGCGTTGGTGGTAACGAGTCGGAGATTTACTTCGTGAACTTCGCCGATTGCTACATCGGTGAAGACACCACGTTGGCGATTGCGATCAGCACCGAGGCGTCTTACAAGGACGGCGCCGGCAATACGGTCAGCGCGTTCCAGCGCGACCAGACACTGATCCGCGTGATCAGCAAGCACGACTTTGGCCCGCGTCACGTCGAGTCGATCTCTGTGGGTACCGGCATCACTTGGGGCGCCGGTATGTAATCCCTAGGCTCCGCCCGTGTGCGGAGCCAATTTCCTATACAGGTAGCATCATGACCGACACGAAGATTGTCACCTTCAAAAAGGAATGGCGTGGTTATGCCATTGGGGAAATCGCGGGTTTCGATAGCGATGCTGCCGCCTCGCTGATCAAGTCGGGACGCGCAACAGCTTATGTAGCCCCTGGCGGGCCTGATAAGGCACCTGTAGCTAGTGGTGCGAAGAAAACAGCAGGGAAGAAAGGCGGTAAATCGACTGACCCGGTAGATCCAGTTAATTCAGTAGGTCCAGTTGACCCAGTAGACCCAGTAGACCCAGTAGACCCGGTTGACCCAGTAGACCCAGTAGACCCGGTTGACCCAGTTGACCCGGTTGACCCGGTTGACCCGGTTGATCCCGAAGAACCCGACGAGAAGCCCTAAGCCATGGCCCGTCGAATCGAGTACTTCGGCGATCCCGTCCTGACACTGGCTCAGGTTGCATATCAATGTCGGATGGAGCCGGAAGATATGCAACCTGAGTTGATCGAGCAAATCGTTATCCCAGGTGTGACGGGTCAGTGCGAATCGAAAACAGGCGCTGCAATCCGCGGGGCGATTTACGAAGAGGAGTGGCCGATGCACTTCGAAGCGGGGCGGCCCTTGGACATTGGTCAAGCGAACGAAATCCTCTCTATCGCCGCGCAGCAACCTGATGGGAGCTGGGTGGAACAAACTGGGCCGTTCGAGCTCCGGCAGGGTCAGCGAGAGAGCTGTTTGTTTTTCCCCGCCGGGCGCCCATCCGGGGTGTTGCGTCTTCGATACAAGGCGCAAGCCGACCTTGAAGCCTATCCAAGTGTCCGCAATTGGCTGCTGATGGCAGCTGCGACTGCGGTGCGCCATGCTGAGGTATTTGTCGTCGGCCAGGCGCTCGTTGAGCTCCCGTCGCACTTCCTGGAGCACCTGGTGGCCGATATCACCGTTCCGCCGAGGTTCTGATTATGGTCATGCGTGAGCAGGGAATGGTCAGGGAGCCCGGCGCTTCGGAACTTAACCGGCGCATTACTATCAGGCTTAGGCAGGATGCACCGGCAAGTGATATGGGGCTCGCCCCGATTTTCGTGGATCAGAAAGAGCGGTGGGCCCGGATTCAACCCGTTGGAACAGCCGTCTATAGCGCCGGAGTACAGACCGATTCCAAGATCACTCACCGGATAACTTTCTACTTCCTCAAAGGCATCAGCGACGCCCACGAAGTACTGCACGGCACGACGCTGTACAGAGTGCGGCGGGTGACGGATATGAATGGAGATCGACGGTTCACCGTTCTTGAAGTGGAAGAGCTGGGGCCGGTGCAAGCGGAGGGCGGAATTTATGTCTAACTCGGCCTCGGTTGAGGGTTATCTGCACTTCGAAGGGTTCGACAAGTTTGAGCGTGACGCTTTTGACAAGAGGAAAATCCGGGCCGGCATGAGAAAGGTCGGCTTGCTTGTCACTCAGCGCGCCCAGATGAACCTGGTGCTGGGAAAGGGCCAGGACGGTTACCCCGTTAACAGAACGGGCGCGACAGTCGAATCGGTCACCTTCAAGGTGTCCCGCTCGGGATTTCTAGTGCGGATATCGCCGACAAAAACCTCGGCAATGGAAGAGTTCTACCCGGCCTACCTTCACTATGGCGTCAAGCAAGGGCGGAGGCCCGGCAAGCTCGCGCCGGGCAAGGGGAAGGGCAGGAAGAACCGGCGCGCCGCCGGTGTTCGGGCCCGCCTCATGGCGGAGCGCGCTGCGGGTGAGTGGCGCATTCAGCCCCGCGACAACTACATGGCCGATGCCCTGCAGGACTCAGCGTCGCAGGTTCAATCGATTCTCTCGGCAGCATTCGCCGCCGCACTGGGCTGATCACTGCCCCAACGGACTCAAGCATGAAACTGAACCCCATCGTTGCCCATCTGCGGCTGACGTGCCCAACCTTTGCCGATCGGGTGACTGGCGGCATCGACTGGGATGCCGTCGTCGATAGCGCCCAGCTCGCCTTGCCGGCCGCCTACGTCATTGCTACGGCGGACGCGGCAACACCCAGCAAAGCCCAGAACATGGTTCTTCAGAACATCACGGACCAATTCAACGTCGTGATTGTCCTGGCTACTTCCGACGAGCGCGGACAAGAAGACAATGACCTGTTGCACGACATCCGCGCCGAGCTGTGGCGGTCGCTGGTCGGCTGGGTGCCTGGGCCGGAGTACACCCGCATCGAATACGGCAAGGGCGCGTTGCTGCACATCAGCCGCGCTCGGGTCGTTTATCAGTTTACCTTCTTCTCGGAATTCCAGCTTGGCCGAAACCGCGCGAGCGACCCGCCGGAGACTTGGCAGGAAGCCGAGTTGGACGGCCTGCCGGGCTTCACCGGCGCGAACTTTAACATGGACTGCATCGACCCAGCAGACCCCAACCTGAAACGACCTGGCCCGGACGGGCGCATCGAAGCGCAATTCACTGGAGACGTAACACCATGACCAATCGCATCACTGTGGTGCCGGCCTCTGGCCGTTCTGTGCCCGACCCGGAGGCCGGCGACCTGTTGCCCAAGGAAGGCCGAGAGGTTCCGGACAACGCCTGGTGGCGCCGCCGTCAGGCCGATGGCGACGTGACCCTGAAAGCCGATAAGGCCCCATCCACCAAAGCTGGCGCGCCGGCGAAATCTGAGGAAGCGCAATAATGGCTATCGGATTCAGCAACATCCCGGCCGATATCCGTGTGCCGTTGTTCTATGCGGAGATGGACAACTCGGCGGCCAACAGCGCATCGTCGGCCATGCGCCGGTTGATCGTCGGCCAGGTCAACGACAACGCGACCAGCGAAAGCATCGGCCAGCTGGTTCTGGTGTCCAGCGTGGCACTGGCGAAAGAAATCGGCGGCCAGGGCTCCATGCTCGCCGCGATGTACGAAACCTGGCGTAAGGTCGACCCCATCGGCGAGATCTGGTGCATGCCGTTGCAGAACGACACGGGCGCCGTGGCGACATCGACCATCACCATCACCATCACCGGCGCTGCGACCGAGGCCGGCCTGCTGAACTTGTACGTCGGTGGCACCCGGGTTCAGTCCGTTGTGCCTTCCGCAGCAACCCCAACGGTAGCCGCTGCTGCCCTGGCGGTGAAAATCAACGCAACGCCAGACTTACCTGTCACGGCTGCGGCGGTTGCCGGTGTGGTGACGTTGTCCTGCAAGTGGACAGGCGAAAGTGGTAACGACATCTCCATCGCCATGAACCGCCTGGGCAAGTCAAACGGCGAAATGACCCCGGCGGGCCTGACCGTCGTCACCACAGTAATGGCTGGTGGCGTCGGCGTGCCTGATCAGGTGGACGCCGCGGCGGCCCTGGGTGATGAGCCGTTCGAATTCATCTGTATGCCATGGACCGACACGACCAGCCTGAATGTCTGGAAGGACACGATGGACGACAACACCGGGCGTTGGTCCTGGGCCAAGCAGCTTTTCGGCCATGTCTACAGCGCCAAGCGCGGCACCATCGGTACCCTGGTGGCGGCAGGCCAGACACGCAACGACCAGCACGTCACCATCCAGGCTGTCGAGACGGGCGTTCCGCAGCCGGTGTGGGAGCAGGCGGCCGCATTGGCTGGGCGCACGGCCGTGTTCATCTCGGCGGATGCAAGCCGGCCCACCCAGAGCGGGAGCCTGCCAGGCCTGGACCCAGCGCCGGCCAGTGAACGGTTCACCCTGACTGAGCGTCAGTCTTTGCTGACCTACGGTATCGCCACGGCGTATTACGAGGGTGGTTACGTGCGCATTCAGCGCTCGATCACCACCTATCAGAAGAATCCCTACGGCCAGGCAGACAACTCCTACCTGGACAGCGAAACCATGCACCAGTCGGCGTTTATCATTCGCCGGATGCGCAGCGTGATCACCAGCAAGTACGGTCGCCACAAGCTGGCGAGCGACGGCACTGCGTTCGGCGCCGGCCAGCCGATCGTCACCCCGGCGGTTATCCGCGGTGAGCTGATCGCGCAGTACGCCAAGCTCGAGCTGGAAGGGCACGTGGAAAATGCCGAGCTGTTCGCGCAGCACCTGGTGGTCGAGCGCGACACGCAGGACCCTAGCCGGGTCAACGTGCTGTTCCCGCCGGACTACATCAATGGCCTGCGCATCTTCGCGCTGCTCAATCAGTTCCGCCTGCAATACGACGAAGCGGCGTAACCCCGACCCACGACACCCCGCCCGCCCTGTGCGGGCTTTTTCATTCTGGAGACACAGACCATGGGTCAAAAAGTAGCGGGCACCGTCTACGTCAAAGTCGACGGCGAACAGCTGATCATCACCGGTGGCGCCGAAGCCCCACTGATGGATAAGAAACGGGAAACGATATACCCCGGCTACTTCAAGGAGGAGGAGCTGGCGGCCTACCTGAAGATGACCGCTGTGCATACCCCGAACTTCCCCATCAAGGCGCTCACCAACGGTCGCGATATGACCGTCACCTGCGAATTCAGCAACGGTTCGGTCTACGTCCTGGCCGGTGCCTACCTGGTAGACGAGCCGACCTCGAAAGGCGACGACGGCACCGTTGAACTGCAATTCGACGGCATCAAAGGGAGCTGGCAATGAGTCACGTTCAGAAGCTTCAGGTCGCGATTGAGGCTCACGGCGAGCCGATCACTGAACTCACCATGCGCCGGCCCACGGTGCAGGAAGTGCGGGCCATCAAGGCGCTGCCGTACAAGATCGACAAAAACGAGGAAGTCAGCCTGGACATGGACGTCGCCGCGAAATACATCGCAGTCTGCGCCTGCATCCCGCCGTCCTCGGTCAACCAGTTGGACCTGTCCGACCTGAACGCCTTGAGCTGGGCCGTCGCCGGTTTTTTCATGAGTGCGGCGTCGCAGCCATCGGCGACCTGATTGCAGCCGCCTATGACCTGGCCTGGTTCTGGAAGGTTGACCCCGAACAGATGATGGCCAGGCCACTGGATGTGCTCTGTGAATCCCTGGAGCACGCCCAACGAATTAACGCAGCCCAGCAGGTGCAGTGATGGCGGATAAGTTCCAGCTCAAGGCGTTGATCACCGGCGTCGACAAGCTGTCGCCGACGCTGGCGGGCATTCGCAAAAACGTTGCGGGTTTCCGCAAGCAGATGAACAGCTCAGGCCTGGGCAACATCGGGTTCAAGGATCTGGTCCAGGGCGGGGCATTTGCCGCGCCATTCATTGCCGGCGCAAAAGCGGCGATGGAATTCGAAACGGCCATGGCCGACGTTCGCAAAGTTGTCACCTTTGAGACGCCCAAGCAATTCGAGCAGATGGGCCAGGACGTCTTGGACATGTCTGAGCGGCTGCCGATGGCAGCGACAGGGATTGCGGCCATCGTCGCCGCTGGCGGCCAGGCAGGTTTCGCCGCGGGCGAGCTGAAGCAATTCGCCGAAGACGCGGTAAAGATGGGTATCGCGTTCGATCAGACCGCCGAGCAGTCGGGCGACATGATGGCTAAGTGGCGTACGTCGTTCAAACTGACCCAGCCAGAAGTGGTGGCCCTTGCCGATAAGATCAATTACCTGAGCAACGTGGGTCCGTCCTCGGCGGCACAGATCTCCGACATTGTGACCCGCATCGGCCCACTTGGCGCAATTGCGGGCCTGGCCTCCGGGCAGATCGCCGCGATGGGCGCAACCCTGGCAGGCGTTGGCGTACCCAGTGAGGTCGCGGCGACCGGCATGAAAAACTTCATGCTGGCGCTGACAAAAGGCGGCGCAGCAACCAAGCAACAAGCTCAGGCCTTCAAGTCACTGCGCCTGGATGTGAAGCAGGTCGCCAAAAGTATGCAGAAGGATGCCCAGGGCACGATTGAAGATGTGCTTGAGCGTATTGCAAAGGTGGACCCTGCCAAGCAGGCCGGCCTGCTGACGGAGTTGTTCGGTACAGAGTCGGTATCGGCAATTGCGCCATTGCTTACCAACCTGGATTTATTGAAAAAGAGCTTCGACGCAGTCGGTGCCGGAGGCAAGTTCGCTGGCTCCATGGAGACAGAATTTGCTGCGCGCTCCAAGACCACTGCTAATTCCATGCAGCTGCTGACCAACAAAGTCACACGCCTGGGAGTTGAGGTGGGGGCAGCGCTGCTGCCTCCGTTCAATGAGTTCATGACCCTGGTAGGCCCGCTGGTTTCTGGGCTGTCATCGCTTGTAGCTGCGCACCCAGGTTTGATCAAGGGAGTTTTGGGGGCTGCCCTGGCTTATGGGGTACTGCGAGTGGCAGTCACTGCGTCCATCTTTGCCATGAGGTTATTTGATGGTGTCGCAAAAAAATCCGTGGTGGGTCTCATAGTCCAGGGTATCGCGTTGGCTGCTGGCTTGCTGATCGCCAACTGGTCTACGGTCGCGCCGTACTTTCAGCGTGTTTGGCAACTGATCCAGGGGCCCGTGCTCGCGGCTTGGGGGTTGATGAAGGCCTTCGCAAATTGGGGGCCTATCGGGCTGATAAGGGAAAACTGGGAGCCGCTGACGAAGCTCTTCGCTGCCACTTGGAACTTGGTTATGGCCCTTTCAACCCCCGTGATGGATTACCTAAAGACCATGTTCGACTGGTCCCCGCTGGGCATGATCATCAACAACTGGGCCCCCATCACAGCCTGGTTCCAGCAACTCTGGGAAAAGCTGCGGCCGATCATCGAGCCGATCATGAAGTGGTTCGGCGGTGGGGATGGTGGCGATGGCATCATCCAGAGCGCGACGGACAAGGTGAACGCTTTCACCGAAGCCCAGCAAAAACGCAACGCGGGTGCCGGCGGTGGTACTGGAGAGTTGTTGTTGGCCGGCGCGGCCCAATCTGCCGCGGCGCGCCAGGCGATGAACAATGAGGCGTTTGGCATCAACAACAACCAGCTGCTACAGCAGACGGCGGCCAACAACGCGCAAAAGCTCAACGGTGAGCTGAACATCAACCTGAACGGCGCGCCGCCTGGCACGACCATCGAGCGACCGAAAACCAACCAGCCAGGGCTGAATATCAAGCCCAACGTCGGTACCCGTACCGTTGGCGTGATGAAGGGGTAAAACATGGCACGGACGTGGCGCGATGACCTGTTGCCGGCGGCGTTCCGTGGGATCAGTTTTTTGATCCCTCAGACGTCGGTGCCGGTCGGCCAGAAAGGACAGCTGCACGAATACCCGCAGCGGAACGAGCCGTTCTTCGAGCAGCTCGGCAAACAGGCCCAGGTCCACACGATGACGGCCTGGGTCATCGGTGATGACTGCTTCGAGCGGCGCGACAAGCTGCTTGAGGCATTGCAGACCCCAGGCCCTGGCGAGTTGGTCCACCCCTGGCTTGGCCGCATGCAGGTCAAGGTGGGCGATTGCAAGGTGTCCCACGAGCTGACCGCCGGCGGCATGGTCAGCTTTGACCTGACGTTCTACCCAGACAAGCCGCTGACCTTCCCGACGGCCAAGGTCAACAGCCAGCAGCAGGTGGTGAAAGCGTCGGATAGCATGCTGACGTCGGCGTTGGGCCGATACAAGTTGGCAATGGCGAAGGTAGACCAAGCACGGCTGGGGCTGCTTCGATTGCGCAATAGCCTTTCGAATGTCTACTCGGTCATCCAGCAGCAGTTCGCCCCATTTGTTGGAGTGTTCACCAATCTGGTGGGGTTCGCTCAATCGCTGATGAACTCACCCGGGGCGCTGTCGTCGCTGTTCTCCAGTTACTTCGGCGAGTTTTCGTTGCAGGACAGTGCTTTCGCCGACACCAGTTCGAGCTACAAAAACGCGGTGGCTACCATCACCCAGCAGGTCGGGGCGGTGACCTCCATCAATACCGTGGTGCCTTCAGGCGGTATTGACTCGGAAGCCGCCGCCCAAGCGGCCGCAAATCTTGTTCAGGATGCGTTGTTAGTCCAGGTGGCGCTGATCATCAGTGAAATGCCGATCGCCTCACAGCCCGTCTCCGGCGGTTCGACGCCGAGCGTCGAGCAACAGGCCATCTTGCCGGATGTCCGGCCCGAAGTTCCGGTGGCCGACGATGTGTTGAAGCTTCGCGACAGTCTCAGCGATGCGATCTTCGAAGCATCGCTCAAAGCGGATCCCGCTCATTATGTCGTGATGAATTCGCTGCGCCAGGCGCTGGTGAAACACCTCACAGCCGTTGCTGAATCTGGCGTGCGTTTGGTTGACATCACGCCACCTGAAACCATGTCGGCACTGGTGTTGGCCTACCAGCGCTTCGGTGATGCGACACGCTCAGCTGAAGTTGTGCAGCGCAATCGCATTCGTCATCCAGGCTTTGTCCCACCGACGTCGATCAAAATCGCCCAGAGGTAATCCATGACCGAAGATCAGAATACCGTCAGCCTCACGGTTGATGGTCTGGACTATTCCGGCTGGAAATCGGTTGAAGTTACTGCCGGCCTCGAGGATCAGGCAAGATCGTTCACGCTCAGTATCACCTGGCAGTGGCCGGGCCAAAACATTGCGCTGCCCATACGTCAAGGCTCGAAGTGTCATGTGCGAATCGGCGATGACTTGGTGCTGACGGGCTGGGTGTTTTCCACACCGATCAGTTATGACCACCAGCAGATTACCACCACCATCAGCGGGCGTTCCCTCACGGCAGATCTGGTGGACTGTGCGGCTGTGAACAAGCCTGGGCAATGGAACAACCAGAGCGTGCTCACCATCGTCAAAGCGCTGGCGGCGCCGTATGGAATATCCGTGCGCAGCGAGATTCCCGAGGGGGCGAAGCTGTCCGATCATACGATTGAGCCAGGCGAGTCAGCTTTCGAATCTATTGATCGCTTGCTGACGCTGTTTCGGGTGTTCTCCACAGACGATGCGCGAGGAATGGCGGTTCTGGCCCGGCCAGGCAGTGAAGGGCGGGCCTTCGATCATTTGGAGGTCGGCAAGAACATCCTCACCGGCGGCGCGTCCCTGGATTTCTCCGGCGTGTTTTCTGAATACCAAGTGCTCGGCCAGCGCTCTGGCACAGACGATGAGTTTGGGGCGGCGGCTGCCGAGGTTTCGGCTGTACTGGCGGATGACCGGACGACCCGTAAGCGGGTGTTGATCATCCAAGAGTCGGGGCAGATGACCAGCGAGCTTGCGCTAGCCCGGGCCAACTGGGAGCGCGGTACCCGGATGGGCAAGGCGCTGGCGACCACCTACAGCGTCCAGGGCTGGCGGCAAACCAACGGAGCACTCTGGAAGCACAACACGCTAGTGCGGGTTATTGATCCGATCATCGGATTTGACCGATGGATGCTGATCGCTCGGGTGACTTACACCATTACCGACGAGGGCATGATTACGAAAATGGAAGTCGGTCCGCCAGACAGTTTCGAACCAGAACCGCACGACCCGCACAAGAACCGGAAGTTGAAGAAGGGCGGCAAAGCCGACAACTTCGAATACTTGATTCCTGCCGACTACGAGCCAAAACAATGACCGTGAAAAACATGCTGGCCCGCGGCACTGTCGTGCTCGTCGACGCCCTGAAGAAAATGCAGTCCCTGCAAATGCGGCTGACCGCCGGGGAGCTGAAGGACAATGCCGAGCACTTCGAGCCTTATGGCTTCACCAGCAACCCGCTGGCCGGTGCCGAAGTGCTGGCGGCTTTTATCGGTGGCGACCGGTCCCACGCCGTGGTGTTGGTCGCGGCTGACCGTCGGTACCGGATTCAGTCCATGGCGCCGGGCGAAGTGGCAATCTATACCGACGAGGGCGACAAGATCCATTTGAAGCGCGGTCGCGTCATTGATATTGAAACCGGCACGCTGAATATCAAGGCCTCGACGGCGGTGAACTTCGAAACCCCGGTGATCAATCAGACCGGCAAGATTGTTTCGGGTGGCGACCAGTTGGCCGCCGGAATTAGTCAGGTCGGCCACGTCCACACAGGAACCCAGCCGGGGAGCGGTCAGAGCGGTGTGCCCGCCGCGGGGGGCTGATGATTACTTACACTTCCATTGAGTCCGCTTTGATTCGTGCGGTGGTGATCAGCCTCTACACCTGGCGCCGGGCAGATACGGACGACCCGGTGGACGATGACCAATTGTATGGTTGGTGGGGCGATAGCTACCCGGCCATTGCAGATGATCGCATTGGCTCGCGCCTTTGGCTGCTGCGGCGAGTCAAGCTCACCGACGCTACCCAGCGTGACGCCGAGTTCTACGCCGCTGAGGCGTTGCGCTGGCTGCTCGATGACGGTCACGTCCTGGACGTATCCATCAACAGCACTCGGACCGCCATCAATCGATTAAACCTTGGCGTGGTTCTGACCATCCAGGATGGCAGGCGCCTGGAAATTCCATCTACCCCTTCATGGCAGGTGATCTATGCCGTTTGAAACGCCTTCGCTACCGGTGTTGATCGATCGCACCCAAAGCGATCTTGCCAGCGATTCGCTCCGACGTTCCGACGCTCAGGTGCTCGCTCGCACCTTGGCTGGCACCGCCTATGGTCTATACGGTTACCTTGACTGGATCGCCGACCAGATCCTGCCCGATCGGGCCGAGGAAGAAACGCTGGAGCGGATCGCGCTGTTGCGCCTGGCCCAACCGAGGAAACCGGCGCAACCCGCTTCAGGAACGGCGTCATTCATTTCGGTGGCGGGTGCAGTGGTTGACGCTGAGACCGTGCTTCAGGCGGCTGACGGCCGAACTTACCGAGTTACGACGAATGTTACCGCCGTTTCCGGACCCAATAGCGTGGCGCTGGAAGCGGTAGATGCTGGCGGCCTCGGCAACGCCGATGCGGGCCTGGTGCTGACGCTGGTGCAGCCGGTGGCTGGTGTCACCAACACTTTTACCGTTTTGGCACCTGGGCTTACAGGCGGAATCGCCAAGGAAAGCATCGAGTCGTTGCGTGCCCGGGTAATCCGATCCTATCGGGTAACCCCTCATGGCGGCTCGGTTGATGACTACGAAACCTGGGCCTTGGAGGTGCCTGGGGTCACCCGTGCTTGGTGTAGGGCCAATTACCTTGGCCTTGGCACTGTTGGGCTTTTTGTGATGCGTGACGGCGATCCTGAGCCCGTGCCAAATCCAGCCCAGCTCGCAGCGGTGAAAGCCTATGTCGATCCGCTGCGCCCTGTCACAGCTGAGCTGTACGTTCTGGCACCGGTCAATACGCCGGTGCCGTATGTGATTCATGCAGTGCCCGATACCACTGCTGTGCGGGCAGCAATACAGGCGCAGTTAATCGATCTGCACGATCGCGAGGCTGATCTGGGCGGTGTTCTACTGCTGACTCATATCGCTGAAGCAATCAGCGGTTCCTCCGGCGAAACCGATCACGACCTGATTGCTCCCCACGATGATGTGGTGGCTGCGCCTAATCAGTTGCTGACTTTTGGGGGCATCACATGGCTCTAGGGAGAACGGCAGAGCAGTACCTTGATCAGCTTAGAAGCCTGCTTCCGCATGGCCCGGCTTGGGCCCCTGAGTTTGCCCCTGAACTTGATCGAGTTTTGGCTGGTCTCGCCATGGAGTTCGAGCGCATCGAAGGGCGAGGCCTGGACCTGCTCGCTGAGATGGAGCCGACCACCATCAATGAGCTGCTACCTGATTGGGAGCGTGTCGCAGGTCTACCAGATAGGTGCAACGGCAAGCTGGAGGACACGCTCCAGGGGCGCCGTAATGCATTGCTTTCTAAAATCAACGGTACCGGCGGGCAGTCAATCGCTTACTTCACTGCAATAACCAAGGCGCTTGGTTTTGAAGTAACGATCACAGAGTACCGTCCATTTCGTGCTGGGGTATCGGTAGCAGGGGATCCTCTTACAAACGGAGACTGGATTTTCACGTGGCGGGTTAATGCTCCTGAAACCACAGTTATTTCCTTTCGTGCGGGTCGATCCTGCGCCGGTGAACCGCTCCTTTCTTGGGGTAATGGTTCCCTGGAGTGCAAGCTCAATCAACTGAAGCCGGCACACACCCACGTTCTTTTCTCATACGGCGCCCCCGAAGCAGAGCAGACATTTTCAGCGGCTGACAGGCTGTTCTTTGCAGCGAACTATGAGTTACCGAATGACCTGGAGGCGTTATGAGTGGTACGGAAGACATCAATGATCGGTTGGAGTCCGCCGCTCTCAAGGCCGAGGGCGCTAGCGAGATATTTAAGCAGGTGGCTAATGGCGCCGAGAACACTTACATAAGCACGGAATCAGGATCTGTTCCAAGCATCGCTGAATGGCAGCGTTTGCACGCGGCATCGCTCGGTGGTGTCCCGGCGCTCACTGGCCGAGTGGCGGTTTTGGAGGCCGCTAACACCAAGCTTAACAAGTACACCAGTGCAGCAATATCGGGCGGCACAGTCACGCTGAGCGCTTCAATTGGACGCTACTGGGGGGTCTTGCTCAACGCATCGATATCGACCTTGAACCTGTCCGGTGCGGTTGCTGGCATGGCAACCGAGATCAATGTGATTTTCACTCAGGACGCGGTAGGTGGACGATGGGTGGCGCCACCTGCATCAGTCAGGCTTCCGGCCGGGGTGCTATCACTCGCCTCGCCGGAGGCGGGCAGTATCACCTTGGTTCGCTTCACATCGGTAGACGCCGGCACAACCTGGTTCGCACAGCGGCTGGCGGTTTATGGCGCGGGCTACGCGGGTGGTCTGCCTGCTATTGCCGGGGACAATGCGACATTTAACGACGAGGGTACGGCCACAGCAGGTTGGACAGCCAGTAACGCCTCCATGACACTGGCGGGGAGCGTTCTACGCCAAGTGAAAACTGCTGCAGGCTCAAATTCCAGTATCTCCAAAGCGATCAGTTTTACTTCTGCTGCGCAGGATTACATCCTCTACGGCAAGGCCCGTGCTCGCTATAGCGCTGATACGGTGGGTGTTATCTGGTTACTTAACGGAACGAAAGAGGTCGCAGTGTGGTTGGGCTCGGGAGGCACCTCTGCTGCGGCTCCGGGTGAGGTCACTCTGGTAGGAACAACCGGCGCTGATACTCGCAACAGCGCGACCGCTTTGTCCGGATTCAACTATGAAGCCAACTGGCTGGAGTTCGCGCTGCATTTTGATAGTAAATTCCTTTCGCTGACGATGTACACCCGGGGCGCTGATGGTTCATGGCTGTACCGCGCACGGGTAGCCTGCGACTGGTTCTCAGCGCCAAATATCCAAGTCCTGACCACAACTGGGTCGGCGGCGGGCGCGTGGATTGAGTTCGACTATCTCACCCTATGCCGACCAAACATCATTGCTATTGGTGACAGCATCTGCGAAGGGAAGACGCTCTTTAGCCCTAACCCGTCGCTTTCGATCACGGACTATGAAAGTACGTGGCAGCGTCATGCGCTGATCTACCCGGCGTTGCGCAATAACTTGATTGTCAACAAAGGCGTTGGCGGGAACACAAGCGCGCAGATCTTGAGTCGGATAGCAGAGGTGACGGGAGCCTCACCCCGTGTGGTGTTCCTGCATGCGAGCAGCAACGACGAAGCGCTTGGCGTAAGCCAAACATCTCGCACGCAGAACATTCAGGCAACGATCAATGCGATCAATGCAGCTGGCGGTCAGGTCGTGTTGCTGAATGCAATGTACGGAACACAGGCCGGTGCGGACAACCAGCCAGGCCCGGACCTGCGCAACTACATGCGATCGTGGTGGACATCCCAGATGCCAACGCTTACTGGGGTCGTCGCTGCGATCGACATCATGCAGCCGGTCAAAATTGGGGATGACTTCATGTCCCCGGGCTTAACGCAATCAGACGGTATTCACCCGAACGTCCAAGGCTATACGGCCATTGGGCAGCTCATCGCACAGTGAGAATGCAGAATGCACAGAATCGATAGCCCGTCGGCTACGGTCGATAAGAAATTCACAAACGGAAGTCCAGCCGGGGGAGTACCGGCAACCGTAGTTACAGCGGAATGGCTGAATGACCTTCAGGAGAACGTTGCGAAGGCAATTGAGGCCGCGGGGATCCCTCTGGTAAAGGGGGATTTCAATCAGCTTGCAAACACATTGCGGGCGTTCGGCGGTTATCGGAACTCACAGGTGTATTTGACGGCTGGCGTCAGTACCTGGGCAAAGCCATCCGGCACTACTCGCTGTTTCGTAATCGTAATTGGCGGTGGTGGCGGCGCGGGGCGATCGGATACCCCGGGTGTCGGCAGAGGTGGTGGCGGCGGTGGCGGTGTAGTTGTCG